AATAATGTTCCTTCTTTCACTTAGACATCGTAGAGACGATGGTGCATATGCTGTTCAAGACTCGAATGGTGATAAAGTTCTTTTCTTATTTGAAGAAGAGGATGATGCAGAGAGATATAAACTAATGTTACAGGATCTAGAAATTGATGTAGATCATAAAATGGATATTATCGAAGTTGATGATGACCTTGCCATAAAGACCTGTAGCATGTATAATTATAAGTATGCTGTCATCACACCCGATGATCTTGTGATTCCAAATAGTAATGATAAAATTCAAGAAAATTAAATGGAAAAATTTTCTGTCAACAGGAGACCACTGGACAGAAATTGATTTCCTTGAAAAAAATACAAACTTAATAATTGGACATAATGGTTCTGGCAAGAGCACATTGCTAGATGCTCTTACCTTTGTTTTGTTCAATAAACCATTTCGTAAGATTAATAAATCTCAATTAGTTAACACAGTAAACGAGAAAGAGTGTGTGGTTGAACTGGAGTTTGATGTTAATTCAAGAGAGTATGTTGTTCGTAGAGGAATGAAACCGACCATATTTGATATTGAAGTTAATGGTTCTCCTTTACATAGACAGGCCGATGATAGATCAAATCAAAAGATATTAGAAGAGAATATACTTAAAGTTAATTATAAGTCATTCACGCAGATAGTCATACTTGGAAGCAGCACCTTTGTACCTTTTATGCAACTGTCAAGTTCAGTTCGTAGGGATGTGATCGAAGATCTACTTGATATTCGTATCTTCTCATTCATGAATAATTTATTGAAAGATAAATTAAGAATACAAAAAGAACAAGTTCGATCTCTTAATTTAAAAAGAGAAAACTTGGAAGATAAAATCAAGATGCAAGATAAGTTTCTTAAGGAAATAGAGAATCGCAGTAAAGAAGATGTGCGTAGTCGAAAACAAAAGATTAATGATTTAATTAAAGAAACTGATGAATATGTAATTACAAATGAAGAATTAGAAACTGAAGTTCGCGAAACTCTTAAAGAACAAGAAAAATTTGTAGGTGCTGACAAGAAACTGTCCAAACTGAACAACTTCAAAGGTCAGATATCAAATAAGGTATCTACCATTACGAAAGAACATAAGTTCTTCAAAGAGAATACGGTTTGTCCCACCTGTACACAGCATATAGAAGAAGACTTTCGTTTAAATAAGATTGAAGATGCTCAATCTGAGGCCAAGAAACTTAAAAAAGGTTTTGAAGACTTAGAGAAAACTATCGAACAAGAGAAGGAAAGAGAGCGTCAGTTTGTCAAATTAACAAAGGAGATTACTAAACTCAATAATGACATTTCTAAAAACAATACTCACATCTCTATCAACCAGAAACAGATTAGAGAACTTGAATCAGAAATTCAAACTATTACCGAGCAGTTTAAAAACAGAAATACTGAGCATGAAAAGTTAGAAGAGTTTAAGACTAGTCTCAAAACAACTGACGATAAACTTTCCGAAAGAAATCAAGACATAGTTCACCAGCAGGTCAATCGTTACTTGCAGATGATGGATTTCTATATCAACTTTAAGTTAGATGAGGAGTTCAATGAGACAGTAGAGTCACCAATACATGAAGACTTTTCATATTCATCCTTTAGTGAAGGTGAGAAGATGCGTATTGATTTGGCCTTATTGTTTACTTGGAGAGAAGTTGCAAGAGTTAAGAACTCTGTTAATACTAATCTGTTAATTATGGATGAAGTATTTGATAGTTCTCTTGATGGATTTGGTGTTGATGAATTTATGAAGATCATT